AAGCAGAATTTCTTCACCACTGTCGAAGAACAGAATGAGTTCGAGGCAGTTTACAACCAAGTATTTGAAACAACGAAAGCAATTTGATGAGCACAGTTATTGAAGATGTCGAGTACTTTATGATCGCAGTTGGTCAGACAGTTGCTCATGATAATGGAACACAGGCATTGCTGTATCGCAAGTTGATCCTGGAAGAATATACCGAGCTACAGGAAGCATTGAGTGCTGAAGATGATACCGAGACAGCAGATGCTATTTTTGATCTCTGCTGGGTAGCTATTGGCTATGCAATGTCTCGTGGTTGGGATATGCCATCAATTTGGGCAGAAGGTGCTCAAAGTAACCTAAGCAAGATCGACCCAGAGACTGGCGTAGTCAAACGTCGCCCTGATGGCAAGATTCTTAAGCCAGACGGATGGTTGCCTCCTAACTTCGCTCAGTTCGTCTAACGAAGGTATTCCAGATATGCGTAAGAGAAGTAATACCATCTCAAGGGTAACTAGAAAAGTTCCTGAGAACACATTTACTCAGACAATTTTAGGTAAAAGAGAACAAACTACATTCAACTGCAAATGTTGTTACGAAAAATTACTTATCGGAGAGTCATATCTGGAATCAAAGAGCAAACGAAAACATGATAATCAGATTCGCGGGATTTGTGTTTTCTGTTGGGATTTAACTAATGGTCGCGTAAAACAGAAAGAAAAATCTGACGCATCTCTAATGGAGTTTCTCAACACCTAATAGTTTTTACTTTTATTCAGAATTCAGGTATAATATATTACTTGAAAGGAAATCTGATGGCGTGGAATCCACCCGAGACGCGAGAAGAAATTAAGGATACCCTGTTCTTTATGGGCGTTCCCTACGTATATGAGAAGTTGATGGAGCCACGAGGACACGTCTACTTCTTTGAACTACCCAAGGAAAATTTCATCTCAATCTACAGCCCGAACTATATGAAGTTCAACAAGAAGACGTTCAAGAGTCCCTATGATCTTAAACGAGAGATCATGCGCGTGTTTTCCTACCTACTTTGAAAGAAATATCATGTCCGTAGTCAGCTTCTCTACCTCTCCTGTTGAACTCGCTATTAGCGGAGTCACTGGTCGCCCTCTTTGCTACCTAGTCACTACGGTTCGACATTCTGGTCAAAAGATTGATATCAGCTCCAGTAAATATTACTACGTCCCAGAGATCAATCGCTTCGTGAGCCATCGTGGTTCGTATGCGAAAGTCTTGACCGTAAATGCAACTGGAACATATAACTTCAACAAGAAACTACCAATTGGTGCTTATCAGTTTCGTCCTTCTGCTAACCTCTTGCATGAAGAAGCAGAAGGAACATTCCGCGGATGATTTACTTTTATTCAGTTTCGCGGTATAATAACTTATCGAATTGAAAAGGAAAAGAAATGGCTACTACCGCGAAACGTCTGGCTCTTGTTGAGAAGTTGATGAAGAAGACTGGCGAACCAGAGATCAACAATCTTCGGTACCAGGCTAGTCTGATGCATGCTCTGAACTACTACAACGCGGAGTTTAACAACGCGCAGAAGAAGGCATGGTTCCTGTCTTACTTCAAGAAGGAAGCAAAGTTCCCTACGAGCCAGATCCACGAACGTGAGTTCCGTACTGCTGGCACCCTGTGCCGTATGCTGACTCTGGGTAATGCTCTTGAAGACAAAGAGCTGGATTTCCTCAACAATGAATTCGACCGTATCAAGAATCTGTCGAAGCCAGATGTTGTGGAAGTTGCTGTAAAGAAGGTCAGCGTTCAGGATCTAATGGAAGATAAAGCCAAGGAGTTCGTTGCTGACTTCAATGGCATCCTTGATGAGTTCGTGATGGATCGCAAGGCGATTCCTGACATCGATCGCCTGATGAAGACTCCTCTGACGACTCCTGTGGCTAACAAGGTCGCTCTGAAGATCCAGCGTACCTTGCTCGAGTTGCGCGAGGCAGTGGCTGGTACCGATGAGTATCTGGTCGAAGGCTACAGCAACTTCAAGAAGACCGAGCTGAAGAAGTTGCTGGCTGCATACGAAACCCTGACCGAACGTCTGACCCAGCTGAAGAAGGTCGTGGTTCGCAAGACTCGTACTCCGAAGGCAAAGCCAGTCGGTGTGATCGTGGCGAAGATGAAGTTCGCAGCTACCAATGATGATCTTAGTCTGAAGTCAGTCAGCCCTACCTCGATTGTCGGAGCTGATGAGTTGTATTGCTTCAATACTAAGACTCGTCGGATGCAAGTCTACAAGGCTCTTGATGGTATGACTCTGACCGTCAAGGGTACGACGATTATGAATTTCGATATGGAGAAGTCTACTCAGAAGACTGTACGTAAGCCAGAGACTCTGTCTAGTATTACTGATAAGGGTAAGCGTGTGTATGGCCAGTTTATGAAGGCACTGACTGCAAAGCCTGTTGTACCGAATGGTCGGATTAATGCCGACACCCTCCTCCTCGCTACTTTTAAGTGAAAGAATATGGCAATCCTTATTGATTATAGTCAGCTAGTGATTTCCAGTTGTCTTGCCTTCGGTTCTGATATGGATAAAGGAAAGGACACCAAGAAAGCAATTGACATCATTCGTCATGCCACCCTGTCTAGTCTGTTGAAGTATAAGACCGACTACTCAGCCAAGTATGGTGAGGTAATTCTCTGCGCTGATGGTGGAAAGAACTGGCGTCGTGGGTATTTCCCATACTACAAGGCATCGCGCAAGGGTTCGCGCGAGAAGTCCAATACTGATTGGAATACGATCTTTTCGTTCGCCTCTGAGTTGCTCGGAGAACTACGTACGATATTTCCATACCGAGCTATCAAGGTCGATGAGGCAGAGGGTGATGACATTGTGGCTGTTCTGACCAAGTATCTTACGGAGAATGACACAGTTCAGCAGGGATTGGTATCTGATCCTGCTCCGATCCTGATTGTATCGAGTGATGGTGACTTCAAGCAACTGCATAAGTTCAAGAATGTCCGTCAGTGGAATCCATTGATGAAGAAGTTCGTGGCCAAGCCAGAACCAGACTTCCTCCTTGAGAAAGTTATCAAGGGTGATGCAGGTGATGGTGTTCCGAATGTTCTTTCTCCGGACAATATCTTTACCGTAGAGGGTCGTCAGAAACCAGTTACGGCTAAGGTAATGGATCGGTTCAAGAGCCAGAATGGTTTGTCTGATGTTGATCAACGCAACTTCCAACGCAATCGAACTCTGATTGATTTTGACTATATACCAAATGAAGTACAGGAGAAAATTCTCTCTGTATATAATGAGCAACAACCGAAGCGTGATCTCAATGCCATTATGAATTACTTGATGGAACATCGCTGCCGACTACTTCTAAATGACCTACAGGCATTCTAACTATGAGCAATATCTCTGAAATCCTATCTGCTGCCAATACTGATATCAATACACTCAAACAACACATCGGTAATAGATATCTACGTAATCTAATGGAAGCGGCGTATATCCCTGAGAAGAAGTTCGTTCTTCCAGAAGGACTTCCAGAATTCAAAGGCAATCTACAGCACCCAGATCAGATCAGTGGTGCTTTCTGGCAGATTGCTAAGAAACTTGACACCTTCCAACGAGCAGAACTACCTGCTATACGAAGAGAAAGTATTTTCATCCAGTCACTGGAATCATTGAGCGCGATTGATGCCAAGATTCTTATTGCTGTCAAGGAACAAACACTTCATAAGATGTTCAAGACTCTTACGTTGAAGAACCTAAAGGCAGTTGGATACTTCGCATAATGTCAAAGTTCGACCAGTTCTATATGAATGTGGCCACTGGCGCGGCCAATCTCAGTCATGCCAAAAGAGCACAAGTCGGGGCGGTGGCTGTCAGAGATAGAAATATCCTGGCATTTGGCTACAATGGTACTCTTCCAGGAACAAGTAATGTCTGTGAAGATGAGCATGGAAATACCAAGGCAGAAGTAATTCATGCTGAGGAGAATCTTCTTATGAAGATGGCCAGGTCTTCAGTCTCAGTTGAGGGAGCAGTTGTATACGTGACTATGGCTCCCTGCATCAACTGCTCCAGGCTTATGGCCAATGCAGGAATAAAGAAGGTAATCTACCGAGATACATACCGAGACTTATCCGGAGTTGACCTACTCAACAAATATGGCATCGAAGTAAAGCAATTCCAAACTATTCTTGACCAAGAGCAGAAAACAGTGTGGAGTGTCTTGGACTAACATTTTACTTTTATTCAATTTCGAGGTATAATAACTTATCGAATTGAAAAGGAAAGAAAAATGAAAGTTGGTGATCTGGTTAAGTCGTTTGATTTTGTCGGCGAATATTCTTGCTACATGCTCGGTCTGGTGACCAAGATCTCGAAAGAGAACAAGACTGTGACCTGTAAGTTTGTCGCTCGTGTGGTTCGCGGAGAGCCTGTTCCGGCTGATGGTCTGGAAGAGTTCACTGCTCCTCTGAATGGTGCATTCTTTATGGATCGCCCTGAGTTCAAAAGGATTCTGGTCTGCAAATGAAAATCTACCTTGATATGGATGGCGTCCTCGCCAACTTCAACAAGAAGTATGAGGAAGTGTTTAAGATCGATCCAACTACGGTCGCCAAGCGATCTGCTGAATCAGATAAGAACTTCGAGGAGTTCATTGTCGGATTCCGATTCATTGAACTTGACTACATGCCAAACGCAACTCGGCTGCTAGAGTTCGTCGATGGGCTTGATGTTGACGTCGAGATCCTGAGTTCTTCTGGTGGCGCCAAACATCACAGAGAAGTCGAATATCAGAAGAAGATCTGGTTGAACAGCAAACTTCTTCATTACCCAGTGAACATTGTTCCAGGTGGTAGCAAGAAGGCGGCATTCGCTGCTCCGGATCATATCCTGATTGACGATACGGAAAGAGTTGTCAACAAATATCGGGCAGCTGGTGGTGTCGCTATTCTGCACCGCGATGATGATATTGATCATACATTTTATGAACTGACGAGGATCTTCGGACAATGAACAAGCAAGAAACTGAACTGCTAACTATTACTCTTGAGGAGTGCTCTGAAGTAATTCAGGCTATCTCCAAGTGTTTCCGATTCGGAATGGACGGCCAATGGCCAGCTGGTGCTCCGAGTAACAAACAGCATCTGGAAGAGGAGATCGGAGATTTGATGTGTATGATTGATATCCTTGAGCGAAAGGGTATTATCGATATCGATGCTGTGCATGCAGCGACTCTGAACAAACGTGATAAACTATCTAAATGGAGCAATGTGAACATATGACTACCTATACAAGTGAAGTTATTCTCGATCCAGAAACTGGTGAGTACATTCTTGATCTTCCTGTTGAAGTTACATATGAACTCGGCTGGAACATCGGTGATACCCTAGACTGGACAGTAAATGATAATGGTCAAGTAATTCTTAAGAAAGTAACTAAAATGAAGACATATGCCGTAGAGACAGTTTCCTCCTTCCGTCATGTATATTTTGTCGAATGTGAAAATGAAGAGCATGCACTGGATACTGTAGCAATGGAAGAGGCTGAACATTATTTCCAGCATCATCTTGGTGAACATGTTATCACTGCTCGAGAAGTAGACAAGAGCGATATGGTTAAGATCATTCGTGAGACAGAACAACCTAACCTGACTATGGAAGAGTTCGAAAGTAAGTCATGGATCCAGAACTGTGTTCACGTGGTTGACTATACCAAATGAATGCTACCTTCGTGATCTATAGCAGCGACACGGAGGCGCTGGCTAGTATGGATGAGATTGTGCGGAGGGTTATATCTAAATCCCTCGGTACAGTAGTCATTACTCCAAATGTAGACGAAGAACAGAAGATGTATTATGAATTTGTCATCAATGTCGAAAGTGATAAACTAAATTTCGTATGAACATCTTTGCTCTTGATAATGATCCGAAAATATGCGCTGAGTATCATCTTGACAAACACGTCGTTAAGATGATACTCGAATATAGTCAACTTCTCTCAACTGCCCACAGACTACTCGATGGAAAACAATCTGAATCCCTCTCCAAGACAGGTCGCCGCACTACTACGTGGAGACTGGACGATGACAGGGACTCTCTCCTGTACAAAGCAACTCACAGCAATCATCCCAGCGCAATCTGGGCGCGTAAATCTTCAGGGAACTACCAGTGGCTCCAGACTCTGTTGGCTTGTCTCTCCAAAGAGTACACTTTCCGTTATGGAAGAAAGCACAAGTGCGAAACAGATGGACTTATTGCCCGTCTAGCAACTCTTCCGACCAATATTCCTATTGGTGATATTACTCCAATTCTGTTGGCTATGCCTGATGACTATAAAGTAGCTGATGGAGTTGAATCCTATCGTAATTACTATCGTCTTGGTAAACCACACATCCATTCCTGGAAAGGGAAAGTAGCTGGTCGTCCGATTCCCTCCTGGATTTGGTGCGGTAAATAGAAAGTGTGTTAAACTTTAGGAGGGCATATGCCTCTATACGATAGACGATGTTCGATCTGTGAAGCAGTGTTTGAGATTAGCTGCAAGATCAGCGAGAAGTCAAATGAATTTGCTTGTCCTGATTGCAATTCCACTGCAGGAGAATGGCAGATTGGTTCACCAATGGCGATCGCACCAGATAGATTGGGGCGTGGTAGAGATGGTGGTATGAATGAGGTTCTCCAGAAAATCCATGCGGCAAATCCGAAGGGTACTCTGGGCGAACGGAACTCATTTTAATAATCCATAATTGACAATACCTCTAGCATCCTTGACGTAGTTCTGGGTGCTAAAGTCATTTGCATCTAATAAGAAAGAAAATATGGCAACAAGAAAAACTCCAGTACAAAGACGCGATGAACAAATTGATAACGATGAGACAACGAATCGTCATCAGCCTGTAAATAATGCTCTGAAGATTAAACTCGATCATCTCAAGACATTCGAGCCATTAACTGATAATCAAGGTAAGTTCTTCGAACTATATCGTGGCGGTGCATATTGCGTTGGTTTGTTTGGTAGTCCAGGTGTTGGTAAGACATTCCTATCAATGCTCAAAGCAATTGAGGAAGTTCTTGATAAATCGAATTCATTTAAGCAAGTAGTTGTCATCCGAAGTGCAGTCCAGGTTCGTGACCAAGGATTCGTTCCAGGCGACTTGGATGAAAAGATGGCTATCTATGAACAGCCATACAAAGAGATTAGCCAGACGTTATTCGGTCGCCCAGATGCATGGGAGAGACTGAAGGAACAGGGTTATGCTCGCTTCATCTCTACTACTGCTATTCGTGGTATTAGTATTGACGATGCCATCATTATCGTCGATGAGTGCCAGAGTATGACATGGCACGAACTGAGTTCAGTTATTTCTCGAACTGGTCATCGATCCAAGATTCTGTTCGTTGGTGATTTGAAACAGAATGACCTCGTGAAGACAAGGAATGATATCTCTGGTCTGAAGCAATTCCTTGAAGTGCTATATACGATGCCAGAGTTTCAATCTATTGAGTTCACACCGGATGATATCGTTCGAAGCAGTCTGGTTAAGAGCTTCATTGTAGCATGCGATAAGTTAGGGTACTGATTACTATATCATCGCTACAGTTGAATTATACCTTATGAAAAACAAGTGTAAAATAAATTATGAAATTAGTTGAGTATGATGCACTGAAGTCGGTCTGTAAAAGGATCGACTCTCCCTCTGGTAGAAAATACCTAACTCCGGAGGGAAACAGTTACCCCTCGGTCACGAGCATTATTAGCATAATGAGTGAGGAGTTTATTCGTGCCTGGAAAGAAGCAGTGGGTGAGTCTACGGCCAACGAGATTAGCCGAAAGGCAGCTACGCGTGGTACACTGATCCACGAAAATTGTGAGAATTATATCCAAGGTAAGCCACTGACATTTAGTATCTTCGAGCAAGAAGAACGGAAAATGTTCGAGTCGCTGATGCCAGTTATGGATTCGATTGAGGAAGTGCATGCGATAGAATCCATGCTCTATTCCGATACTCTTAAGTTTGCTGGTACAGTGGACTTGATCGCCAAGATCAATGGCGAGCTGTGCATCCTGGACTGGAAGACCAGTGGGCGTTACAAGTCCTCAGAGGACATTCCAAACTACTTTACTCAGGCAGCTGCGTATGCCTATGCCTTCTGGGAAATGACAGGAATTACTGTCCCAAATATCGTAATCGCAATGACTACGGAAGAATTTGGTTTACTTTTATTCAAGGAACCAGTGATCAAATGGATCCCTGAGTTCGTCGAAATTCGCAAGGAATACGCACGCCAGCGAGGTTGTTGATTTTACTTTTATTCAGTTTCGAGGTATAATAACTTATCGAAACGTGAAAGGAAAGAAAAAT